CACCAAAACTCCATACTCTATGGAACTTGGTTCTGTTGACAACATTCGTATCCTTGAGACTCCTTATGCTAAGGTTTCTTCTGGCACATACGAAAACATTGTCATTGCTGACAACGCTTACGGAGAGATCGACTTGACAGGTAATTCTTACAATGTCTATCGCCACGGCTTTGGTTCTGCTGGTACTGCTGATCCACATTCGATGTTTATGACAGTCGGTTGGGACGCTTACTGGGCAGGAGTTATCAAGAATGATAACAATGTTGGTTCTTTACGTTGCATACACTCATAACAGGGAGAAATATATATTATGGAAAACACATTTAGAAAATATGTTACTTCTACTGGGTCTGCGATAAACCTTGAATTAGGGTTTACTCCAAACTATGTACATGTAACGAATATTACACAGATAAAAGCTACTAGCAAAAAGACAGAGCTATACTGGAACAGCCACATGGATGATGCGGCTTACTACGGATATGCTACACAGAGTACGTTAACTGATGGTCTTCTACCTATCAGCGACACTACTAACGGTTTCACTCCTTACGACGAAGCTGGTATTACAGCACGTCAGAAGGTAATAAGTGGTGCTACTTCTGCTAATCCTTGTGTCATCACAAGCACTGGCCACGGTTATACTGCGGCTAATGACGGTGACACCATACACATAAGTATGATGGGAAGCGATAGCATGGTAGAGCTTGGCGGAAACCAATACACGATGACTTATGTTGGTGCTGACTCATTCAGCATTGATGTTGATGCTACAGGTTTCACGACCTACAGTTCAACGATTCATGGTGGTATTGCTATCAACGAATCTACACGATATGTCGCTACTGGCTATAAAGGTATCACTCTTGGTACTGATATTGTCGGTTCGAATGCAGACCTACTTCTCGTTAAGGGAAGCTGGGAAGACTTCGGTATAGAAACAGCGTAGTTTTAAACTTGGGGAGGGGCTTGCGCCTCTTCCCTTAATTTTAGGAGAAAATATGACAGTTACAACGAAAGAAAAAGAGAAAGTTAAAGAAGAAAAGAGAACCTACTACTTTGAGAACAAGCAGAATCCAGGTCAGGACGTAAAGTTCTTCGCTGGTAGTGTTCCATGTGAAGCAAATAGAGATAACTCAGTTGAAAGATACGAGTTAAAACATGGTAAGACCATAGAGCTTACCGAAAAGATGGCTCGCCATATCCGTACGAAGGGTCTACAGCGTCCGATCCTTGATAAGGGACCTAATGGCGAAGTTATAAATACAGGCAAAACATATATAGAAAGACGATTCGACTTACATGAGGTGTAATTGTGGCTGAGACTATTTCGCAGATAACAACATTAATACGTGACGTAACGCAGCACCATGAGTTGTCGGACGACACTATTCTTGAGTATGCGAACAGTTTCCTACAGAACCGCTTCTATGTCGATGTAAGCATGGACGAGATCGATGCGACGTGGAACTTTCAAACGATTGCGAATACTGACGAGTATTCCATTCCCACGTCGTACCGACTTATTAATACTAACAACATCAGTATTGACAACAGCTATAGAGAGCTATACTTTGACAAGGAATTATTTGAAAGCACATATTATGATTCCATGATACGTGATGAGAGTATAGGTACTGGCGATAGTTCTGAAGTAACATTTACTGGAACGCTAGATAATTACCCTGTTGCCCCGAAGGGTATGATTGTAAGCGACGGTGTCGAGACTTTTAAAGATGGCGGAAGTGGTGTGCTTACTGGATCACTTGGTGGCTCTGGTACTATCGTATACCTCACAGGAGTCTATTCCGTAACGTTTAACACTGCGCCTGTAACCGATGTAGATGTTTATTCCACTTACGGCACATACACTGCTACAGAGCCTACAGCGGCGTTATGCTATGGTGGTGTCATCAAGTTCCGTCCTATCCCTGATTCTACCTATGACATCAATTTATGTGTATCGAAGCGTCCTGCAACGCTAACGGCAGACAGTACGCTACCTAATCCCTCATGGGGAGATGCTATTGCCTTTGGTACTGCTGTTGATATCAATACACGATATGGCAACTACGAAGAGGCAAAGATTGCCGAAGCAAACTACAAGAAGAAGCTAGGAATAGTTTTGAGATATATAGCTAAGATAAAAAGTTCAACACAACGTTCAAACCCGAGGTGGTAAATTATGGCATTAACAATAACGGCACCTGCTGATGACGGAAGTGAGATGCTTGTCGAGAACGCTAAGGTAAGAGCTAACTGGGCTATGCTTGAGACTACATTCTCAATGAATGCCACTAGCTGTAATTACGTTACTCTCTATGACAGTACAAATGCTAAGACTGGAAAAATATATGTAGATGATGTAGATGGTGCTACAGAGCTTTTTTACGAAGATGCTGCTGCTAATGAAGTACAGATAACTAATAGTAATGGTATTACTGGTTCTGGAATGGTATTACTAGAAGAAATAAACATTTCAGCTCCTGTGGCAGAGATAACTTTTACTACTACTGTTACTGGTTACAGATCATATCATGTTGTATTTTCTGATATCGTTGGTGCAGGTCAAAATAATCTACGGATGGTTTTTTCTTTTGATTCAGGTTCTACATGGGTAACAGCTGCTTATGTTGCGATAACTGGAGAATTTACAACTGGTCAAGCAGCGTTTGGTAAAATAGACGTCTGTCCTTTCACACCAAGCAATTATGTTGGATATGCTATTACTTCTATAACTAGCAGATCAAGTTCTTTAGATACTCAAGCAGTAATGAAGACAGCCCAAGCAGCAGCTGTTGATGGCATTAAAATATATCCTAATAGAGGAACCTTAACCGCTGGAAACTTTGCATTATATGGAATAGTTAAAACATAACATGTCATACAAACCGTTTCTCATAGCACCGTTCTCCGAGGGGGCTGACAAGTCGTTAGAGCCTTGGCTTACTCCTGACAAAGCCTTTACTGAGCTTACGAACGTCTATGTAGAGCGTGGTATCATAAAGAAGCGTGGTGGTACGTCTGTGCTAGGTCAGTTAGGTACTCGTGTTGCTAGTGAGGCTTGGGATACTGGTGATGGCACTAAGGAATATAGTAAGAGTGGTGCTGCTGTAGACAATACTCCTATCATAGCTGGTAGTGTATCTATTGTTGAAGATGGTGCTAGTAAGACCCTCGTAGACGATGGTGATGGCACTCTTTCTGGTGACGGTACAGGGACTGTAGATTATGCTAAAGGACTTATAACTGCCGCTTTCACAGCTAACGTTGGCCTTGGTGTTGGTATAACGGTAAACTACTACTACAGCGATGAGACAGCATCTAGGACAGTCCGTGGTATACACTACTTCAACCAAGACATTGGTACTTCACAGTTACTGGCATTTGACAAAGACTACATGAACAAGTGGAATAGTACATACAAATATTTTGAACATGTTAGTGCTGGTACTGCAATATCTGCTGAAGCTTATGACACTGGTGATGGAGGAAAGGGTCCGTATACAAAGACTGTAGCAAAGAACCCAGTAATACCATTCACAGTAAGCGTTACCCATGCTGCATCATCACAGACATTATACGACAATGGTTATGGTGCTTTCATTGACTCTACAGGCAGTGCTGCTACAGGGACAGTGAACTATACTACAGGAGCGATGAGTGTCACTTTCAATGCTGATGCCGCAGCTTCTGCTATAACGGTATCATATCGCCATAATGACACTCCTGTATATGATCTATGGGACGATGAAGAGCTAATATGGTCTAAAGACTGGATTAATCTAGCATGGTTTACAGACAATACTAGTAATATCCATGTATACAATGGCACATACGTCGTTGACATAACACCTAGGCTTGTAATTAACTCGTCTGGTCATGTTGTTACATCATGTAAGACTATTGAGATATTTAGAGAACGTCCTTTGCTATTCAACACTGTTGAGAATGGTACTAGGTATTCTAATAGGATACGTTCTCCTGCTCCTGGAAACTCATTAACTGTTGATGCTTGGCGTACCGATGTCCTTGGTCAGGGATTTTACCTTGATATGACTACTAACGATGAGATCATCACAACGATGGCGTTGAAAGACCGTATTATCATATTCCTTGAAAACGATATAGGTTTCTTAACATATACAGGAAACCCAGAATCTCCATTCCGTGTTGACATGCTAAACAGTAGGTTTTCCACAGCTTCCACATTCGGATACTGGGACCTTGACGACTATGTTGTATCTACTGGAAAGTATGAGATGGTAGCTTGTGATGGTGTTAATGCTAAGAAAGCCAATGAAAAGATACCTAATTTCACATTTGATATTGATTATGAAAATATAGACTTATGCTATGGTCATATCATACAAGAGAAGAAGCAGGCTTGGCTTGCGTATCCTAGCAAAAGCAAGTTAGGATATTGTGATAAGGTTCTAGTATATAATTACGAAGACAATATAATCTCTACGCATAACTTTCTCGATAGTGCAGGAAGCCCACTTAATGTTGCATGCCTAGGGAGATTCGATTATGCTTCAGATGTTACTTATACTGATCTTAGTAACGTTACTTTTTGGAAGAGCGTACGTGATAAGATAGAAAGAGATGGTCGTACTCCTCCTGCCTATTATTCCGATTATGCTGGGTATACTTACGAGCAATTATCACATCAGTCTGGTGAGCCTGTAACTGTCGCTGGAAGTTCAGATGGATATGTATATGTCATAGATGACGAGAATTCTAAGACTGACGATGGTTCCGAGTATAATTTCTCTATAAAAACAAAGAGATACAACCCATTTGTAGACCAAGGCCGTAAGGTTTCTTTAGGATATGTAGACTTCCTTACAACATCATCATTAGCTGAGATTGACATAGATTTCTATCTAGGTTTTACAGACGAAGAGACAAGAACTTTTTCTTCAACGATAACATGTACAGGTTCTGGCGATAAAGCTATGCACCGTGTCTACTGCAATGCTATGGCTCCTGTTATCGCCTATGAGATATCAAACAAGTCTAATACTAGCACTAAGTCAAACGTCTTTGAGCTACATTCCCATTCACCAGCATTTAAGGTAGGAGATAGGATTATATGACATTGCCATTAACTATTATCTTACCTGAAAACGATTACGATCTTAAGAATACCTTAACTGATATGTACAAGGATATTGCCAATGCTGTAAATGGTGATCAAGGTTCTTGGACTCCCACAATAGAAGGTAGCACTACTGCTGGCACAGGGACATACACAGAGCAGTCTGGGATATACTATCGACAAGGGTTAATAGTGGACTGTTGGTTTACGGTAACTACTACGGATCATACTGGTGCTGGCGATCTACGTATCAAGCTTCCACAGAAATTCAAAAAATATATTGACATCTGGGTAGGTGAAGTTATAGATTCTGAGATGACGTATCCTTCAGGTACTAATATTGTGCTAGAGGGTGTAAATGACACTTATTACGCTAACTGTATCGCTTGTGGTGATGGCATAGCTGCTGCTGTTGTTCAGCTAGATGTAAACGCTGCAATAACAGTTGTAGGTCACATACGATATATAGGCATTGCTTAGGAGGCGATATGAAGTTTGAGAGATGTACAAACGCACAATTTATTCCTAGGAATCTATTAGAGCAGTTACCTAATGAAGGTTTCAATGCTGACAACTTCTATGAGTTTATGTCTGTAGCATTGGAGAGTTCGACACAGTTTCTCTTTCTTCTAATATCAGATAGAAATGAGATCATGGGCTTTCTATGGTGCGAGATCAATGTGTTAGAGAAGATATTGTTTATCAATCTTCTAAGTGTAGACAAGGAGTTATGGGGAGACGGGGAGATGGTAGATTTAGCTACGGACTTTCTAAAGAAGTATTTCGACCTTACGAAGTTCAGCGGTGTTTTATGGTCAACAGATAGACCTGCGCTCTTTGAAAAGAAAGGTTTTAAAAGATCAACAAATATTCTTATGGAATATACAGGAGAGTAACATGGGCGGCACAAAAGCAAGAGTTGAGCAAGACACTACAGTAACACCAGAACAGCAAGCTGTTATATCAAAACTATTGCAAGACTTCGATCCAGGACAACTTACAGAGATGTTTCAGACATCAGTAGCAGACCCTGCAAGGCAACAGTTTCAACAGAGTACTTTGCCAGGGATACAGGAGCGTTTTATCGCTGGTGGGGCTCCTCGTAGCTCTGGTGCTAATCTAGCGGCTACAGGAGCAGGAGCAAACCTTGAGAGCGGTCTTGCTGGTCAACTGGCACAGCTTCTTGGTACATCACAAGAGAGCAATTTAAATAGACAAGCGAAATTATCCGTTGCACCGACTTTCGAGAACTCACGCATAAAAGGACAGAACCCAGTAGCTGATCTTCTTGGAATGGTAGCAACTGGTGTTGGTGCTGGTGTTGGTGGTCCTATTGTTGGTGGTATTACTGGTGGTGTTAGTAGTGCGCTTACTGGGAAGAATAAAGATGCAGGCTAGTCTCCATTAACAAATAGCCACTCCATTACAAATATGAAATTCTAGGAGAATATCATGCTTCGAGGAAAAGAAATAAAACGAGCTTCTGACGATAGATATAGGCATAACAGTGAAAAGCTTTCTGGCTTGCAAGAGCAGTCTAGGATTGACACTGAGTTCTATCTTGGAAAGCAGTATACAGCACAGGAAGATGCTTATCTAAAAGAGAACAACCGTTCTATCATTACGAGCAACAAGATACGTCGAGCTGTAAACGTTGTTTCTGGTGACCAACGTCTTAATCGTCTTTCTTCTATAGTTGTACCAATCAATGATAATAATCCTGCTATCGTTGAAGCAGCAGATCAGCATAGCAACATGGTACAGGCCATATTGCAGAATAGACATGGATATAATCACATCTCTGATTGCTACACAGGAAGCCTTGTCTCTGGTATTAACTTTAGTGAGATATACATGGACTATACTCACGACCTAGATGATGGTGATATGGGATTCTTACGCATACCATACAACGCTATGCTATGGGACCCTTACTTTCAGAACATGGACTTAAGCGACTGTAATGATATACAGCGTCGTAAATACTTATCTAAAGAAGGAATGATTGGTCTATTACCTGACAGAGCATCGGAGATACGCAAACTAAAACCTCGTAGTCAGCCTGATGGAAAGTTCCCATTTTTACCTGGAACAAGCAATCATAACCGTTCTAAGTTATTTGCTTACGATGAGCTGTGGATGAGAGATACTCGTTCTGCATATCTTATGCTCAACATGATAACTAATAAGAAGAAGGAGTTTCCTAAAGGAACAAAGCGTAGTGACGCTAAGAATACTATCGATGAGATAAACAGAACTTTTGGAAGAGAAGTCGTGCGTCTTATACAGCAATATGTTCCTACTGTTAATCTTTACGTTCTTATTGACGATGAAGTGTTCTACGCAGGACAAGAGCCTAACAACATTGATGACTACCCTTTTACGGCGTCTATAGCGTTCTTCATGCCTGAGTATGATGATTTCAGCCTAAGCATACAATCGTTTGTACGTCCTGCTAGAGACCCACAATGTGAGCTTAACAGACGTGTTTCTAAGATACTAGATATGATAGATAGCCGTGTCTATGGTGGTCATTACTTTAAGTCAGAGAAGATCATCGACATTGACGATCTCTATAAGGCTAGTAATAACGGTAACATTGGTCTTACTGACGACGCTGTTATAGGTCAAGATATCGCTCCTATACAGTTGCCTGATGTACCAAACTCTATCTTTCAGATGAAAGAGGCTTTCGATGCCGATATAATGAATGTTCTAAACCTTAACGATGCTATGTTTGGTGTCGTCGAGAAGGGCGACCAGTCAGGGTTTATGACGATGTTACAACAGAGTGCTTCCATGGTAGGTATAGAGCCTATCACTGACAATCTCAACAGATTCCAGCAGTTGCTAACGCTTAAGATAGCTAAGATGTCACAGAACTGGAGTGATGAGAAGATTGAGCGTATCAGTGGTAAACCTCCTGTAGAACTCTTCAGGGATAAGAACCTTACAAACTACCAGATGCTTTGCACACAAGGCGTACTCACCAATCACCAGAAGCAGATGCGTTTCATGCAGATTGTCGAGCTACGAAAGCTTGGTGTCGAAGAGATCGACGGTGCTATGCTCGCAGAAGAAGCTCCTATACAAGGTAAGACAGAGTTCATCGCTAAGATCGAGCAGAAGCAAGAGGCAGCGGCAGAACAGCAACAGCAGATGGCACAGAGACAAGCACAAGCAGATGACCTTAATGCTGCTCTTATAGAGTCGCAGATAAAAGAGAACGATGCGGACACAGTACGTCAGACAGGAAGAGCTGTCGCTGACATAGGCCTTACCCAGGCGCATATCGCAGAAGCTGACCAGAAGAGAGCTAATGCTGTCCTTGACATGACTAAGGCTGCTGGCGAGATGCAGGACATTGATTCTAATAGATTCAAGACTTCCGTCGAGTTTATCGTAGGACTACAAGATAGATATCGTTTACAGAACCAAGAAGAGCTTCTTCTTGATAAAGCTGTTGTTGATTCGACAGTAGGAACTGTAACATCAAAGCCCGCACCAACAATAGGAGTATAAGCAATGCAAGAGTTTGAAGAAAAGAGTGGATTATCTCGTATACTAGGTGGTCTAGGAGCAGGCCTTGGTCCTTCTATTGGTACAGGAATACAGAGCCAAGTCTTAAAAGACATCCTTGGTAAACAAGATTTTACCAAAGACCCTGACGCTTTTATAAGAGAATTAATGGGTGCTCCTGTATCTCAAGAAATTAAAAAGCCATACCTAGACTACACTATGCAGTCAAGAGAGATAGACTATAACAAGCAGAAGGCACAAGTAGCGAGCATCACGAAGAATACTGAGATGAAGTTAAAGAGTGCAGCAGACCAACATAAGCTTACTGGTGGTGAGCCTTTACGCCTAGCACAAGAGGCAATATGGGATGAACATAATGCTGCGTTGTCACAGATCAATGCTCCTGCACAGTCTGGTGGAGATAGACCATCAGTAGATGATTTCTTTAGTGGTACTGGAGGAGGAGGAGAAACTATCAAAGTACCAGAGAGGAACTTTGGTACTCCTAAAGGTCAGGAAGACTCAATAAAAAAACTATCTAAAGAGGCGTTGAAGTTTGAAGGCACACAAGAGCAATTTCAGAATACTATTAATGCTGATGGCGCAGGATATACACCAGAAGATGTTGAACAAGCATATAATATAATTGCAGAAGAAAAAGCTGCAAAAGAGGAAAAGAAACAAGGTGACATTGAAAATACACGTTTCCAATATGTTATGGGTAATATGGCAGAAAAGGATGTGCGTAAAAAACTAGACGATTTAAAGATTTCATCTGATGAGAGAGAAGCCTTACTATCGGAATGGCATCCACAGTCAATAGAGAAAAAAGGCCGTGCTAAAAATGTAATTAAAAGACAGGTAAATACAGCTGAACGTATTTATAAGAAAACAGGGTCAGAGAAAAAGGTCCGTAATTATTTAACTGGAAATGGTTATGATAAAGACCAGGTAAATGCTGTATTACGTGAGATAGGAGTTGAAGCACCAATGCCAGAAGACCCGGCTCAAAACAACAATCCTTTAATTAACTTTGTTACTGAACTTTTTGGTGGAGTATAACGTGTGGCAAACGATATTGAACAACGTATTAAGGCTGCTAAGGATGCTGGGTATAGTGACTCCGAAATAAACGACGCTATAAACAAGTCTAGGACAGTTGAATATAACGCTAATGATACACGATCATTCAGCGAACGTCTATCTACCCTTCCATCTATCTTTGGTCAAGGACTACGACAATCGTCACTAGGCATACTCGTAGGTCAAGGACAGACCTTTGATGAGATGAGACAGCAAGGTGTAGAAGACTACAACTGGCTTCAACGTAGTGTTCTTGGTGCTGGTCAGGTAGCTGGTGACCTTCCTATATTCGCTGCTGGTAGTACCGCAGGAACTGCTGTAGGAAGTCCTATCGCTGGAGGTACATTAGCTTTCGGAATGGCAGGTGCTATACGTGAGGGGTGGAATCAATATCAAGAGTTTAAGCATGAAAACCCAGGTAATGATTTTACCTTCGCTGACTTTATAGACCGTGCTCCTGCTATAGCTAAAGAGAGTGGAAAAGAAGCTCTCATTGGTTTCGTCACTGGTTCTTCTGGTAAGTTCTTACGTGCTGCATTACCTAAGATGGGAAAAGCATTCGCAGTGACAACACTTGATGCTCTTGGAAATGAGATGTCAGCGTTGACAAAGGCAGGTACTGCTGCGGCATCAGTCGGCGAGATCAGCGCATTGACGACATCGAGTTCTGTTATAAAGAAAGGAGAGCTTCCAACAATACAAGACTTCATTGACAACGCAATTGTTCTTCTTGGAGTTAAGGTCGGAGAGCGTGTAGCAGGTCGTATCATTGACGTAGCGAAGAAGACTGGAAAGAACCCATACGAGATTGCTAAAGAGGTTCCAAAAGAACACCTAGAGTCAGACGACGTACAGCAGGTGATGACTGACATAGAGAAGGTCAGAGGTCCACAGCGTGAAGAGGCAGCAGAGAAAGGGACAGCAGAAGTAGAGAAGGCATTAGTCTCAAAGAAAGCACAGGCCGCTAGAGAGATAAAGGAAGGTTTAGATAAAGAGATAGGCAAGCTAGAGAAGGATCGCCAACAAGAAGCTCGTGAGGACATACATGAGGTAAAGAAAACTGAGTCAGAGCTTAAGAAGCTTTATGATAAAGAGACATCAAAATCTGAACTATCGAAAGAAGAACTGTTAAAGAAGCAGAAAGACAAACTTAAGGTTCTTGAAGAGAAGCGTGCCAAAGAACATGCTGAGAAAGAAATCGAGATAGCAAAGTCAGAAGAAAAGATAGATAAGGCTTTGAAGGAAGAGATCGAATATAAACGCCAAAAGAGTGCCGAGAAGATAGATAAGGTAGAGAGTAAAGCTGCTAACAAGGTAAAGAGTGAACTTGCTAAGAAACTAGATACTTATGACAAACAACTAGAGCGCAAGGAAATCCGTGGTGCAGTAAGAAACAAAATTGAACAGCGACGTGAAAATGCTGTAAAGAAGGCCAAGAATGATATAGCTAAGGTATTCAAGTCTAAAGAGTTAGCACCTGTACTTGACAATGCGAAGACATCGTTGAAAGAATCTATAGCAAAAGCTAAAGATAAAGCAAAAGCAGAAAAGCTAAAGTTCAGTGAGAAAGCTACATCTGAAATCGAGAAAGCACATGATAAGCGTGTTGCAGAACTATTGAAGAAGACTGGTATTAAAGACCGAAAGATCGGTAGAGAGCTTTCTTCTATACAGAAGTCTGTAGAAGGGAAGTCACAGAAGCTCGTATCGAAATATGGAGTAGAGACAGCAAAGAAGACTGCAAAGCATGAGACAAAGGTTCAGAAAGCGAAGAGTGCTGCTGTAATTAAGTTCGGAAAAGCAAAAGACAAGATACAGGCTGGCTATACTGCTATAGGCTCATCACGAGAAGGTACAATCTTAATAAAGGACAAACCATCAGCGTCACAAGACTATGGCATGTCAAATGGCAAGCTTAAGACAAACCGCATAGCTGACGAGAACTCTGCTACACTACTTGAACATTCTAGTGATGTAGAGAGTATTGAGAAAGGATTTGAGACAACAGAGCAAGAAGCATCATGGTATGAGAAAGTAAACAAGATGTTCAATGGCTGGGGAGCGAAGATGTTCGTCGAGGCTCCATTCGAGTCTGTAGGTGCTACTGAGACAGGATTCCAGGTGAAGAACTATTTCTCTTCTATGGAGAAGATAAAGCAAGAAGCTATCGCAGTGAAACGAAAGATGCCAAAGATGAAGACTCCAGCAGAAGAACTTGCAGTTGTTCTTTCTTCAGAGCTAGACGATGCTAGCTTTGCTAAGTTGCCAAAAGAGATGCAAGAACGTACTGCCGAAGGACGAAAAGTATTAAGAGAATATACTGATAAGTATGGTCAGCAACTAGAAGACCTAGGTGCTTTTAAACATCAGTTTCCACAGTCACGGATTTCTATCAACGAGACAAACATAGAACTTATAAAAGAACGTCTTGCCAGTGAAATACCAAAGGCTGAAATAGCAAAACTATCTAAAGAGCTTAAGCAACTTGTCTCTGATAATGATATGCTAAAGACTGTTAAGTTTACTCACATACCTACAGCGATATGGTGGGAGTCTCACTATAATAATAATCCTCAGCTAGGAAATAAGTCATTACGGCTGATGAGTAACAAGCAGAGAAAGAACCTGACGATAAATGACCTAGTACAAAAAGGTAAGGTAAGCTCTGAATTGGTCACTGTAGATAGCATACTAGCGAGCTATGCTTCAAAGGCAGCACATGACATCGGTGTTCTTAACATAACGAATGCTGCTATAGCAGATGGCTTGGCCATAAAGAAAGGTACAGGAACTAAAGGGATACATGATAATTATGTACCTATCTCACCATTCCGATCACCTGTACTTGCAGGGTATGAGGCACATCCTATCTTTGCTGAATGGATGAGCAACTATACAGCGAGCAACCAACAAGGTTTCATATCACGTATGATTGGTATGACGAAGGGTCTAGCGTTCTACAACCCTGTAATACTTCCTATGTATGACTTCTTCCAAAGCATACAACTTGGTGGCATAAAACCATTCTTGAAGCTTGGTAAAGCATGGAAAGGCGTAAGCGAATATTCTCTTGAGTTCCAGAAGGCTCTTGAGGGCAACCTCTCCTCTTCTCCATTCGATAGTACATATGCAGACTTTAGATCATCTATAGCAAATGCTTCTAGCAATCCTTTCGTTGAGTTCTCAAGAGACTTCTTCTCTACAGCAAACTATAAGACTCTTGGTCTCAAATCATTCTATAATACATCATCACGTCTGGCTTGGCATCTTGACAGGGTAGTACGCTTCTCTTCGTATCTACATCTACGAGAGAAAGGTTTCAGCTCACGAGATGCAGCACAACTAGCTGCCCGTTTCCACGGTGACTATGCCTCTGTACAGCCTAAGCTTCGTCGTACTCTTAACAACTTCTTCTTCACCCCTACTTTTAAGATCATAATGGGTAAAGCTCAGTATGACATGGTAAAGAATGCTGGCAAACTTGCTTTCGGTAAAGTTCCTAATGATCCTATTGCTAAAGCAAAGATGAAGGTCATGGCGAAAGGAACATTCAACAGTGCTGCTATACTTATCGGTACTGATATGTTTATGCAATGGATGGGCTTTGATAGACAGCAATTCGGTCGTAAGTATTACAAGAAGATAGAGAATGAAGACGGAGAGAAAGAACTCGCTGTAACATTTTCAACCCCTGTTACGACATGGCTAAAAGCCGCATATAGAGGAAAGGAATCGTTAAGTGACCTTAATGGTAATGCACTCGAATCGTTTGTTAAGATGTCATCATGGGAGCTACATCCTATGTGGCGTGTTGCTAACGAGATCATATCAAACAAGAATTATGAGAACGAACCTATCTTCTCGTCGTTAGGAGACTCATCAGTACAGAAACTTGCCAAGTCTACAAAGTATATGCTTAAGCGTATCGTCGCAGTATCACAATACTTCACCGAAGAAGGAGAGATGACAATAAAGTCTCGTGCTGCTGTATACCATGACCTGAATGTATTCTCAGCGTTTATAATAGACCGCTTTGGGTTTAACTATATTCGTAATACTAAAGACCGTAGAACAGCATTCCAGATACAACGTCTCGTTAATGATTTCAAGCAACAGGCTCGTAAGGGGAACCTTAATGAGCGACAGCTTCGTGATGGAACTGCACGTATTAATGCCATCGTAGACAAATATTCAAAATAATTCTTTTAATATAGTATTAAAAATTTTACTATGACTTCTATAAGCGTATAGGATTGTCCTATAGCGCAGAGACCCTAAGCGGTATCAGGGTTATTAATCCGCATATTTTTAAAGGAGAATTATTATGACTACGACACGAGGGACTGTACAAGTCTTTAGGTCTACTAGAGCACCGACTTCAGCAGACCACAATGCCTTTCCAGGCGACGTCTGGGTAAACCTAGACACAGAACTAGCTTACATGTTTATGAAGCAGACCGACCTTGTTGCCACATGGGACGAATTAGGAGGTGGCTCAGTACCATCAGCCTCAACAACTGTTGAAGGGACTTCTCGTCTTACAACTGTTGCAGAAGCACAAGCAGGAACTTCAGAGACTCTCGCAGTAACGCCTGCTGGACTGGCCGCTGTTGCCATTGCAGGATCACCTGACTGGAGTGAAACCGTAAAAGGTATCGGACAGATATCTACTACAGCAGAAGCCGTTGCTTTGACTCTTGATACCGTAGTAATTACTCCTAGCAAGCTTGCAGACGTATTCGCTGCTCCTGCAGCTTTTGGAACTGGTACACCTGCTGCTGGTGCTTTCACAACACTGTCAACTACAGGTCTCGCTTCTCTTGGAGCTTCTGCTACCATAGTAACAGGTGCTGCAGCGTTGAACCTTGGTGCTGATGCATCAACAGGTGCTGTCAATATAGGTTCTGGAGCTGGAGCAAGGATTCTAACATTGGGTAACATCACTGGAGCTACTCAGGTTGTTATTAATTCAGGTACTGCTGGTATGACATTCACTTCGACAGGTGCTGGCGATATAAGTCTAGTTGGCGGAGACAAAGTTGTTATTGGTGCTGCTGGAACAGTTGACATCAACTCTTCTGCTGCTGCAATTAACATTGGTGATGATGATATCGACCAAGCAATTAATATAGGAACTGATGGCGAACGAACAATAACTATTGGTTCATCGAACGGCGCAGCTGCTATTGCAATTGAGTCTGGAACAGGTGCAATTAACATCGGTGTTAATGCCATTGCTCACAGCACTACAATCGGCAACAAAACTGGTGCTAGTGCAATAGCTATAGAAGTTGGAACAGGAAATTACACGCTAGACGGTGTAGCTTCGTCAACATTCACAGTTGGAACTTCTACTACTACTGGTACGATATCAATAGGTGGTACTGCTGCAACTGGTACAATGACTTTCGGAGACAGCTCTGGAATAAATATAGTCGAAATTGGTGCTGGAGAAGGTGCTACGACAGTAAACATAGCAGGAGGCGCGACTGCTGGTAAAGCAGTAAATATCGCAACAGGAGCTGTTGCTAACGTTGTAACTATCGGATCGGTATCTGGTGCTTCTAGTCTTGACTTACTAGTTGGAACAGGAAACTTCACACTCGAAGGAGCTGTTACTTCTACATACGGTATATCAGCTACTGGTGCGAATACAGGTACAATCTCTATAGGAACAGGAACAGGAGCTCAGACTCTTAACCTAATGACAGGCGGGACTGGCGTTAAAACTGTAAACATAGCTACAGGAGCAATCGGTAATATTATAACAATGGGAAGCGTTACTGCGGCTTCTTCTCTTGACTTTCTCGTCGGTACAGGGAACTTTACACTAGAAGGAGATACTACTTCTACATACGATATATCTAGCACAGGCGTTAATACAGGAACGGTAACGATCGCTTCAGGAACTGGTGCTCGCACAGTCGAGATTGCTGGTGGTGGAACTGGTATTAAGACAATAAACATTGGTGCTGCTGCAACAGCAGACGTCATCACTATTGGTACGACTACTGCTGCTGGTGCGACTACTATTTCTGCTGGTTCTGGGGGACTTACTCTTGATGCCTCTGGTATCGTTGATATGGTTCCTGCGACAGATAGCGGAGCTGCTGCTACTGGTACTGTGAATGCTAACGTCGGCGTTACAACTCATACAGGGTTGACAACTGCTTCCGCTGCTTCTCAGGTATTTACTATCACTAACAGTGTATGTGGTGTTGGTAGTGCTATCCTTGTTAGTGCTTCAAATCTTGGGGCCAATGATGCACAAATGACCGTGACACGTGTGACACCTGGAGCAGGAAGCTTCGAGGTAACACTAACGAACAACGGTGCTGCTTCACTTAATGGGGATGTAATCATCACGTTCTGGATCATTGCTGCATAAATGAGATAGTGACAATTTGTCACCGACTAAAAAAGGCCTTCCTAGAAATAGGAGGGCCTTTATATTACATTAAAAGGCTGACAACGGGAGTCGAACCCACTATCTTACGATTACAGTTCGAAAAGTGCGACTCTTGACAGTAATCGTATGCTTAACCGTTTAGCTTGGCCAGCCATATAAATCCCCCAAAACGCAGAGGAAAATAGAGAAACTCTGCGCCTGGAGGTATCCGCTACATAGGAGATGTATCTTCCGTCGGCAGACTTTCTTCTTTCTTATCAATTTCTTTGTCAATTATACGCTGTCTTTCGTCAAGGATTTGCTTGAAGACGTTTAGTATCTCAGCTGCTTGTACAAAGCTTGTCTCTAGTGGGAATAGCACCTCAGCACCGTTTTCTAGTGCAAGGCTATGCTTCTGTGAAGTCATGTACTTGACTTGTTGCTTTTCTGCTACTTCTTTAGATTTCTTAGTTTTCTTTGTCTTTTTCATATTAACTTTAGGACTTTTCATATTTTCTCCTGTGTTTTTAGCAGAATATATACTGATCTGCTAGATTTTCTCAAATATATATTACATATCTTTTTACGACAATGAAATATTTTACTTGATAGTATCCAAATAAAGATTTATACATAAGGTCTACTAAAAATTTTAGTATGCTGTTTTACAAACAAGCCACCCTTCAGGGTGTGACAAATCTCGGAGAAGATGAATATGTCAAGATTTTATAGACCACAACAAGTAAGAGATTCACAGGGCAATACTCTTTTGCTCGATGCAGACGATTTAAATATGCGTGTATCATTTGCTGGAACAGATAATGCAAGATACAAAGCAACTGCCAGACCAGGTGTAGCTATTACTGAAGCAGGTTGGAAGATTAAAGAGTATATCGCAAATGCTACTGATAGCACTGTAATAATTCTTACAGCTACAGATAACAGCTTAGCAGACTTTAACAATATCTGGGATGATAGCACTGCCATTGCGATAACTGGCATTGATAAAGCAAGTCCAGGAGTTGTCACAGCGGCAGACCACGGATATGTTTCAGGAGACTGGATAGAGATAGTGTCTTCAGACATGACAGAGGTCAACGGAGATGGCTACGGAAGTGTAGTATATGAAGTGGTAAAGATTGACACAGCGACCTTTTCATTAAAAGATGTTGATGGTGTTGCAGTTAATACGTCTGGTTTTGCAGCTGTTGGAACAACAGGAAGCGCATACAAGAGAAGTTATCTTAACGCAGATTATCAATAAAAGGGGTCATAAATGCCTAATGTATTTAACCCTCTTAGCAATCGTTTTGACAAAGTAGGGATACGTTTTTTAATAAGAGAAGAGATTCCAACTGTTGATGATGACGGCTTGCCTATTGGTTCTGAAATTTATAGTTCTGATGTCGATAAGATATATAAGCTCTTTGACAATACTGATGGAGCTGCTGACTGGAGAGAATTAGCTCCCGCTAACATAGATTTTCAGGATAGTGTATTATCTATAGCAGACGCATCTTCTGCGCCACCTACTGAGGTTGAAGGTGCTCGTTATATCCTTGACACGTCAACACCTGTTCATGCTGACTGGGATGGAGCATCGAATCAGTCTATAGTACAATTTATTGGTACTGAATGGGCAGAGACCGTTCCTACATCAGGAACACTATGTTATGTATCTGATGTATCTGATTTATATGTTTTCGATACAACATGGAAGTCTTTAAGTGCAGCGATTCCTGATGCTTCTGAAACTGTTAAAGGGGTGACTCGTTATTCTACTGGCGCAGAGACTACGACAGGAACTTCAGAAACTACAGCTATTCACCCTAAAGACCTTAATATAAAACTAGGTACTCAGACATTACACGGTGTAATAATTGGAGCTGGAGGGATTAACAGTAATCTTGCTACTACATCGGCAGGGACAGCGACGCAACTATTACAGTCTGGTGGTGCTAGTGCAGACCCTGTATGGAGTACATTCACGATACAAAGTACTACAGTCCAGGGAGACCTTCTCTATTCTTCTGCTAATAATGTAGTTGTAGGTTTAACTAAGAGTACCGATGCAACACGCTATCTTTCTAATACTGGAGCTGATAACAGTCCAGCGTGGTCACAGATAGCATTATCTACAGGAGTATCAGGAACTCTTCCAGTAGCTAACGGTGGGACTGGTGCTGTAACTCATACTATCCACGGCGTGCTAATAGGACAGACTACTGGAGCTATAGCGACTACTTCTGCTGGTGCTGCTACACAGATTCTACAGAGTGGTGGAGCATCGGCTGATCCTGTGTGGTCAACGTTTACTATACCAGGGACTCTTGCGCAAGGAGACCTTCTCCTAGCAAGTACAACTAATACTGTAACGGCTGTTACTAAGAGTACAGACGCTACACGATACCTAAGTAATACTGGAGCTAATAATAACGCTCAATGGGATCAAGTAGCTCTTGCTACTGGTGTTACAGGAACGCTTCCTGTTGCTAATGGTGGAACTGGTGCTGCAAGTTATACTGACGGACAGATACTAGTCGGTAATACTACTGGAGGCGCTCTTGTTGCGACAACGATAACTCAAGGTTCTGGAATAGTAGTTACCAATGGTCCTGGTTCTATTACTCTTTCAGCATCTGCTGGAGGTATTACATGGGAAGTAGTAACTGATGCCACTAAAACAGGAACTTCAGGTTATGGATATATCTGTAATCGTGCTGGTGGTGTAACGTTAACGCTTCCTGATACTGCTATTGTAGGTGACACAATAAAAATATGTAGCATAGATGGCTTATGGACTATAGCGCAGAACGCTGGAGAGACAATCTACTATGGAAGCACTAATACGACTACTGGTGTTACAGGGTCTATTGTAGCGACAAATGTCGGTGATACTGTTGAAATCGTTTGTGTAGTAGAAAATACAGACTGGCGATCGTTTGCTCCATTTGGGAACCTAACTATTAATTAGGAAATAAAATATGGCCACTCGCAATATACTAAACACAGGTATTCCAATAGAGGCTTCTTATGGTGGTACTGGTGCTGTTTCGTTAACCTCTCATGGAGTCCTAATAGGAAATGCTACAGGAGCCATCACAGCTACAGCTGAAGGTGCTACTGGCAAAATTCTAACAGGCGTTACTGGTGAAGAGCCAACATGGCAAGATGCTTATTCTCTACCTACTGATCTCCAAAGTATCACAGACAATACAGGAACTGCAGCAGACAAGGCTATTTACTATACAGCAGAGAATGTAGCAGCCGAGTTCACACTAACTTCTGCAGGCAGAGCAATACTTGATGATGCTAATGCTTTAGCACAACGAAGCACTCTTGGCCTTGGTACAATGTCAACACAGGTATCAACCAATGTATCAATAACTGGTGGAACGATAACAGGCATTACCGATATTACTGTTGCTGATGGTGGCACAGGTGCTTCAACGCTCACCGACCACGGAGTTCTTCTTGGAAATGGAACTGATGCCGTAACAGCGACAGCCGAGGGAGCCACAGGGAAAGTATTGACAGGTGTCACAGGTAGCGATCCGACATGGCAAGATGCAGCAGGATACTCTCTACCTGCCGACTTACAATCTATCACAGACAACACAGGAACAGCTGCTGATAAAGCTATCTATTATACAGCTGCTAACGTCGCAGCAGAGTTCACTCTTACAGCTGCTGGCAGAGCAATACTAGACGACGCTGATGCTTCAACACAGAGAGGAACTCTTGGTCTTGGTACGATAGCAACGCAAGATACTGATAGCGTATCTATCACTGGCGGAACGATAACAGGAATCACAGACCTTGCTATCGCTGATGGTGGTACAGGAGCTGGTACAGCTACAGCAGCATTTGATGCTTTAGCTCCTACTACAACAGAAGGCGATATAATATATAGTGATGAGTTTAACAATGTACGTCTAGCTAAAGGTACAGCAAACCAGTTACTAGCAATGAATGCTGGTGCTACCGCTCCAGAATGGATAGCTCCATACAGCTATTCTCTACCTGCTGACTTACAGAGCATAACTGACAACACGGGAACTGCTGCTGATAAGGCTATCTATTATACTGCCGAGAACGTAGCCGCAGAGTTTGATCTTACAGCGGCTGGTAGAGCGATACTTGATGACGCTGACGCATCTACACAGCGTAGTACTCTAGGCCTCGGAACTATAGCAACACAAGCATCAGACAGCGTTTCTATAACTGGTGGGTCTATCACAGGGATCACAGACCTTGCTATTGCAGATGGTGGAACAAATTCATCGACTGCTTTGGATAACGGATTTATGATGGTGTCATCTGCTGGTGCTATTATTGAAAGCGCTATTGAAGAATCAGAGCTTGAGACTTTAACAGACGGTTCTGATGCAGGAGCTCTTCATATCCATGATGCTCGATACTATACTGAGACTGAGTTAAGTGCTACTGCTTCTGGTTCAGCAGGGTGTGAGCTTATGGGAACATCATGTATTGGAACTCCGACATATACAACACAGTGTGAGTGGAATAATTTCTTCGGAAGCGCAGGGCAATCTTCTGGCGGTCTTATAACAGACGCAGGCGGAGAAACGCTTGATGTTGCTGCTGGAACTGGATTCATAAAAGCTACAGATAGTGATGATGCAGAACTTTTATCTTTTGACTGGGATGCAAGTAGTGGAATAGCAATACCTACGAACACAACACGATTTATCGGTGTAAAATATGATGGTGGTACTCCTGTAATAGACACAAGAGTATCGCAGAACTGGGACTTAGATACAGAGTTTCCTTTAGGTAGTGTCATTAATATGAATAGCACTCTGTATATCTTAAATAATCCATGGTGGGTTACAGACGGTATAACAAATCTTATCGAAAAGAGTATTGGACTAGGAGGATATCTAGCAAGAGATAGCTTCGTTGGCGGATTGATATTAGGAGTTACAGGAACAAGAAATCCTACGATGACCTCAGGTACAGTATGGGGAAGAACGAACGAATTTAAGATGCGTGCTGTAGACTATAGCGCAGCAAATATAACATCGCATTCAGCAGTGTTTGACGTTAATAATGGTTCATCAAAAGGAACGATAACAGCAAGCGCAGGGACTCCATATACAACGTTGCAAAAAGGAGAAGATGTCGTTATTGGTGGTACTGGTGATAATGATGGTACCTACGTTATTGATACCGTAACTGGTGGCAATGTCATCACGATGACAACGGTTATAGCAGGTACTGATGGAACAGAAGCCGCTACTACTATATCGGTGACTTTCTCAAGCTACTGGTTTGAATCTGATGGTACTGTACATGAAACCCTTGCTCTATTGCAATATCCTGTGACGCAGTGGAATGATATAGCTAATGACACGCTAACTAATCTACTTCCTAATAAATACGCTAACTGGTGGGTGATATTAAACATCACAAATAACGAGCTTTCGTTCATATATCCGTCTGCTTATTATTCTAGTTCAGCAAGAGCAGAAGCAGAAGCTGTTCCTTCTCATATACCAGGAGATTGGTATCTTGAAGGTATACTTATTGGTAGAGTGATTATAAAAACTAGTACAGATACTCCTATTGAAACTCAGTCTGTATTTAATACTACTTTTTCAGCTTCTCTTGCAGCAGATCATGGTAATCTAGCAGGTCTTTCTGACGACGATCATGTTCAATATCTTCTCGTAGATGGAACTCGTGCTCTAGGTGGCGCTTGGGATATGGATAGCCAGATACTTACTAATGTCAACATTGACAGTGGTGTTATCACTGGAATAACTGATCTCGCAATAGCCGACGGTGGAACTGCTGCAGGAACTGCTACGGCGGCTTTCGACAATCTATCACCTGTCACTACAGAAGGTGATATAATATATCGTGATGCTACTAACAATGTTAGACTAGCCAAGGGTACAGCAAATCAAGTTCTAACAATGAACGCAGGTGCAACTGCTCCAGAGTGGAAAGCCGATGCAGGCTACTCTCTTCCTGCCGACTTACAGTCTATTACAGACAATACTGGAACAGCAGCAGATAAAGCTATTTACTATACTGCGGAGAATGTAGCGGCAGAGTTTGATCTTACAGCGGCAGGACGTGCTATACTTGATGATGCTAATGCTGAGGCGCAACGTGGTACTCTAGGCCTTGGTACGATAGCAACGCAAGCCTCTGATAGTGTATCCATTACTGGCGGAAGTGTAACTGGAATAACCGATATTGCAATAGCCGACGGTGGAACTGCTGCTGGGACAGCAACTGCTGCGTTTGATAATCTATCACCTGTAACGACTGAAGGCGATATAATATATCGTAATGCTACTAATAACGTTAGACTAGCAAAAGGAACATCCGCACAAGTCTTAACAATGAACGCAGGAGCAACTGCTCCAGAGTGGGCTGCTGCTGGGGCTTATTCATTACCTGCCGATCTACAGAGCATTACTGATAATACTGGAACAGCAGCAGACAAAGGAATCTATTACACAGCTGAGAATGTAGCAGCTGAATTTAGCTTTACTGCGGCAGGGCGTGCTATACTTGACGACGCTGACGCTTCTACACAACGTGGTACTCTAGGCCTTGGAACTATAGCAACTCAAGCAGCAGATAGTGTAAATATTGATGGTGGCAATATAGATGGATGTACAATGGCGACGTCTAATATTACTGTAGGAGCTGCTAAGACACTAGACGTATCAGTTGGAACCCTTACCCTAGCAGACAACCAGATTAGCGGTGATAAGGTCGAGGGCGGCACTATAGCTGCTATTACGATTACAGCTGCAACGATTAATGGTGGAACAATCACAGGGATCACAGACCTTGTTGTTGCTGATGGAGGAACTGGTGCAGGGACATTCACAGACCACGGAGTGTTGCTTGGCTCAGGAACTGATGCCGTAACAGCGACAGCCGAGGGAGCCACAGGGAAAGTATTGACAGGTGTCACAGGTAGCGATCCGACATGGCAAGATGCTGCTTCTGCTGGTGGCATGTCTTTACTAGAAGAGGTAAACATTTCGACTGCTGTATCAAATATAACTTTTACTACTACTGTTACTGGTTACAGATCATATCATGTTGTATTTTCTGATATCGTTGGTGCAAGTCAAAATAATCTACGGATGGTTTTTTCTTTTGATTCAGGTTCTACATGGGTAACAGCTGCTTATGCTACGATAACTGGAGAATTTACATCTGGTCAATCAGCATCTGGTAAAGTTGATATCTATCCTTTAACAACAAACAATTATGTCGGATATGCTATTGCTTCTATAACTAGCAGAGGAAGTGCACAAGCAAATCAAGCGGCAACTTCTTCAACACAATCAGACCCTGTTGATGGCATTAAAATATATCCAAATACAGGAACTATGACAGCTGGCAATTTTTCACTATACGGAATAACTAAGGAATAATAAGCAATGACACATAATGCGTTAAATACTGGAATCCCCATAGAAGTAATCTACGGTGGAACGCAAGCTACATCGCTTACTGACCACGGAATACTCGTAGGGTCAGGAACAGGAGCTATCACAGCTTTAACTGTAGCGACAGACGGACAGCTATGCCTAGGTTCCACGGGGAACGACCCTGTGTTTGCTACGCCAGGCTCTTCTGACAGCACGATAACATGGACGCTAGGTGCTGGTTCTCTTACAGCACAAGTAAGGCCTGCATCAGACATAGCAACGGGAGTTATAGAGATAGGTATTGCAGCAGAGATAACTACTGGTACTTCTCTCTCTTTAGCAGTAACACCTGGCACTCTTAACACACGCCTTGGTACACAGACTAACCACGGAGTAATGATAACTACTGGTGGGGCTGGTAGCAACCTAACCTCTACTACAGCAGGAACAGCAACACAGCTACTACAATCTGGTGGTGCTAGTGCTGATCCTCTCTGGTCAACGTTTGTCTTTCCTACGACTACAGCACAGGGTGACCTGTTAGTTTCTACTGCTGCTAATACCGTAACGGCTCTTGCCAAGAGTACCGATGCCACACGTTATCTATCGAATACTGGAGCTGACAATAATGCCGCATGGTCACAGATAGCTTTATCTACAGGAGTATCAGGAGTATTGCTAGTAGCTAACGGCGGGACAGCGTCTTCTTCTGCCCTTGCGAGCGGTCTAATGATGGTGTCATCAGGTGGAGCTATCGTAGAAGGCACTCCAACAGTCGTAGCTGGTGCTATAGGTGCCGTAACAACACTTACTGCATCGGGTCTTATAACAGGCCTCGGATACGATGCACTTGAAGGTAACATCGTTAATGTCGGTTCTATAGACCTAGATACTATCCGTGCTGATGCTGCTGACGGAACGATAACGATAGAGCTCGATAACGCTGTCGGTGCTGATCTTCTCGTTGGTAATAATAATGCCCTCGTCGTAACAGGCGATGATGATAGCGTTGGTGTCGGTATTGCCGCACCAGTAGCGAAACTGCATGTTGAGGGTGTGGGAACAGCAGCAGTAGCGGCGGCGGAGGAGACTATAGCGTATTTCAAACAGACGACAGCTTCAATACACTCGATGATTACTGTTGATGCTCTTACTGGCTATGATGCAGGCATATTTTTTGCAGAAAATGGTGTCTACAAATGGGCAACTCGGAATGATTATGCTGGCGGTGATAACGAATATCAGGTTCGCAATGAAGATAATGATATCCAATTTCGGGTTACACAAGACAACGGTACAGTATCTACTGAAAGCCATCTCGCAAAAAAGGGAAATGTTGGGCTTGGGGATATTAGCGGGCTTATGATGCTATATGCCAATGCAGGCTATGGCAGCCTAAAAATAGGCGAGGGCTATTGCGAGGCTAACGGGGAATATTATGAGCTAACTAGCACGGTTGACGCAACTCCCACAAGTATCGGCTCAAGCGCTGACATGTACTATCTCTATATTGATGATTCAGCGTCTACACCACCAACACCAACTTTTATTTTTAATACGACAACGCCTTCGTGGAGTGCATCTAAAAATGGCTTTTATAACGGAAGCGACCGTTGCATTGGCTGTATTCATGGAGACGATAGTAATTTACTCGGATTCTATGGATATCCTTCTTTTTCAAACAGTGGTGGAGCAGGAAGGGAATATGAGATTCGCTATTTTTCAGATCAAAAATTAGGAGAAGATATGTCTCCTAATGGGAATTGGCAGTATCCCGATACCCGTGTAGCTACCTTTGTAGGAGTAATGGGAAGTGCCGCTCTAGTTGATATTTTTGAGTTCGATACAGGAGTAGCAGCGTGTGCTGTTATGCCTGCAGAAATAGCAACGCTATATGGAGTTGATTATAAGAAAGGCGATATATCAGCTCGTGGGGACGGCGGCTGCTATGGAGCGGGCTGGGTTTCTCTCGACGCATCGAATGAGCTGAAATGGAGTGGTGACAATAACGATGACAATGCGACAGATTTATACTTAATTGCATGTAGAATACGGAGATAATAATGGCAGACCAATATCTTATACAATTTCTTGAAGACGGAACGCTGATAAAGCAACACGAGATAACAGAGCAGTGTCCATTTCGTGAAAATGTACCAGAAGGGCGTACGCAGATAATAATCGACGACAAAGAGACCTTCGAGTTCCTCGTGGAACAATACCGCCTACACAAGCAGAAGGTGAAATTCAACGTAGACTGCACTATCAAGGAAATAATTGAATGAAGATATACATAGAGACACGCATCGAAAAATGTAAGAGTATAATATGCCCAGTATGCGATACAGCAAAGCTACTGTGCAAGCTGACAGGAAGAGATTACTTCGAGAAGAAAGACCTTGTAGTCTTGCGTAAGGTTGGCTATGTTATATGTACAGGAGTTCCTGTAGTAGTAGAGGATGAGCCTGTTGTTATAACGGTAAAGAAGAGTCGTAAAGATATAAGATGAAGAGGTTTAGCGGAGACCCTATGGCCTTGTCGTTATGTTCCTGTGTAATTCTCATCGTTGTTTTGTACAAGATTTTTTACTAGGAGGAATGATGAAATTCTTTGAGATAGGCACTTTAATAATTGTTGCTATTGTTCTTGCTGCTGGTGGTTATGTTATAACTAAGAAGATTAAGCCTGATATCTGCGAAGATGATTGCTTTGTAGAGCAGACTATTGAAAGTCTTATTGAAGATAAGCTTGGCATTTCTGTTGATCTATCGCCCGATGTATTATAAAGATAATGAGCCATACGATTGGCAAATCATTGGAGTGATACTCATCTTGTTGCTGATGATATATCTAGTGAATTAAAACCCCCACACCAACGATGCGCTGCCGATGCAAGGGTAAAATAGCAATAAATATGAATAACAGTATAATCTATATATGCCCTCCTCGGTTATTTAAGTCAATAGTTGTTACGGGATTCACATGTTTGTAGTCGCCGTCTAGTAGTGATACGTTCCTAAACTCTATGCCCCATAAGCATGATGAGCCATGCGATTCATGTATGTGTCCTACGATATGATACTGCGGTGCTATATCTCTAATTGCCTTGCGAAGAGACGTAGAACCACAACGTCGTATATTATATGTAGTATCAAGTATTCCGTATGGCGGAGCATGAGTTACCAATATGTCAATATCTTTATCTTTAAACTCTTCCCATATCTTCGCAAGCTCATCTTCTTCTTTCATAAAATACCAATTATTAAAAACAGGAGTATATGGACTTCCTGCGATGCGTATACCGTCTATTTCAATGATGTCATTGATAAGTATATGCGCCCGTGTTTCTATTTGCTTATAGTCGTTACACGAGAATACTCGGTCGTGATTCCCAGGAACAAATACTATATGCTTATGTGGAACGTTATCAATGTCGTCGAATACACATTTAGCTTCTAGCATAGTTTCATAGTTCGATACGTCCCCTGCTATGATAAGAATTTCGGCATCGCTGAACTCGATATCTTTGAAAGCTATCTGTGCATGAGTATCTGAAATGCAATCTATCTTCATATCAGTGTTCCTCTTCTGTTAATAAATAATTTGAAAGTGTCTCTCTTATTTCATCCATGGCAACAAGTGCTGAGTTGTGTTCCGCATGTATGCAGTTAAGCTGATGCTCAAGCTCTCTAATGGCATCAATGAGGTCATAACGTGTATAATCATCATAACACTCGTATTGCTCTTCTAGGGCTTCGTATAGAATACTATGGCCTTCTGAATAAAGGCCGTCTTCTAACTCTTCGTAGTTCATTAAAATGCTCCTCTGGATATAAAAGTTCTAATCGTGAAACCTTTCCGTCAGTTCTTGCTTCTATCTTCTTAGCTAATTTGGGACTACATCTAGCTTTCATAGATATTATCATTATAATGTGTGTTATAGAAACATCCATCTCTATAGCAAACTCTTCTTGTGATATGTGCTCATCGTATAAATAGTCGTATAGTGTCATTCTAGGTCTCCTCTCATTGTTACTTTATAGAAACCTAAGGTTTCGGATTTATATGGGACAATATCAACAAGATTCTCTATACATGCTTTCTTGTAGTCGTATCGTATTCCACCTTTAGTGCGCTTGAACTGTAGATTACCTGCTATAAAATCGCCATCATCGGCCATATCAATTAGATCGTCACGAAGCTCTTTTTCACGCTCTTTAAGGACTTTTAGCTTGTCAATGACAATTGATAGCTCCGAGGCTCTTGTCGTCGCCTCAGGGGTGGTTAATGTGATTATAGTAGGCTCTGGCGGAACTTTAGCTAAGACGTTGTTGTACCAGAAGTCCGTAGCTTTAATAACCATATCTTGTATGAACGCCTCATTTCGTGGAATAATCAATGATAAAACAGAACCATCATAATAGTTGTATGTTGCTATCGTCGCCTCGCTGGCATCTGCTAGAAACATAAACCATGAAACCTGAGAATAATATGAAGGATATGTTTCCTTAAGATGCTCGACATCTTGCTCAAGCAAGCATTTCGTAAGCTTAGGCCACTTTGAGGCTTTTATCTCAAGAATGCTGTTAGTAGCTTCATCATATCCATCGAACGAACATCTTATAAAATCTAAAGTGTCGTGAATAGCGCAAACAGGTTTATGGTTTGTCCCCATAAGCTCGTTATAGCTATCTCGGACGAAAGGTTCATTGTCCCTACCGAACTTCATATCTTCGTTATCAGGCTGAGGAAAGCTTAAACCAAGCTTATCTTGGTATACTTCCTCTGCTGTCTTATATTGATTCATGTCTATTATAGCACTTACGTCTGACGAGCCAAGACCGAGTGCTCTGAATCTATGCCAAGCTTCCGATCCCTGTTCTAATTCTTCAATTATCTTCATCTTTCTTCTCCTTTTCTTTTAAAAAGAGATCATAGCGTTCAACTAAATCTATATCGGAAAACATGTTGCTTGTCTCCTTAGTTTGATTCTCTAGCAAGTCTATCGCTGTCCTAAATGCAGGGAAGGCCATTTCTATACATGCGTCAAATCCAGCCTTAAAGCTACTAGCTTTTGTTAATAACAATTGTTTTTCAAATTCTTCTATCATCATTCTTCTCCTTTTCTGTTAAAAAACTCCCCCGTTCCCGAGGGAGAACTCACGTTTTTACTCGATGATTTAATCGAGAAGAGCATGCAGTACATTACGCAATAAGGGCGCTAGAGGGCTACATGCCCCGATAATCCCCTCTATATTACCTTGGCATATCTTCAGGATTTATACCTTTTGCATCCCACGTATAGCAGTATGCGTCTACTACGTGTGAATGCTCAGGCAGTCCCCTGTTTGACGTGCCTTCTTTTATGCTTCTGAGAGTGCCTTGGGAAGAACCATATACTTTAGCTAGAGCGTTAAGCTCAGATACGTCATTAATAACAGCTTCTCGTATCTCACGAATGTCGTGAAGAGAAAGACGATGATAGCCTCTCTTCCTATTAGGCTGCTTACGGGATTTCGTATTCTTCGCTGGCTCAGCCTTAAGGTCTTTTATCCTCTGCTTTATTTTCGCTCTTTCTTCTTCAGCTAGAGTAAAGATACTCTTATCTTTAGGCTTTATCTCTGTAATATCTGTTATTAAATATACGTCTTCAGGAGTATCTATAATATCGAGAGCATCTTCTCCGTCAACATAGCAGTATTTACCGTCTTTGAGGAAATCCTCCTTGACTGGCCTGTTTGTTCCCCACTCACGATAGACACGCTTTGCGTACTTTATAGCATCGCATAATGTAAAGAAGTCTTCGTTATCTACATCTTCAAATGTTTTGAGGTAGATATGTTTCGTTTTCTTGCCTTCAAACTCTGCTATATTAATAAAGATGCTGAATAAGCTTTCCTTGCTATCTGATATTTCCATATGAGAACTAAATTGTTCTTCACCGTTTATTATTCCACTCTGACATGAGGTTAATATTTTCATTATTTCTTTACCTCTATTGTTTTCTTGATGGCAGCTACGATAGTCTCGTACTTCGCTATCGGGATTAATTCAAGTTTTTTGTATGTACTTAGTAGGCGGATTCTAAGGTCTTTCTCGTCGATAACAAGCGCTTCAAGAGACTTTACCTGCGTTGGTGAGATGTATACGGAACTGTTACCGTCATCGTCGATCTCACTGTTAATTCCTAAAAGAGAACTCATTGAGTATCTTTTGAGGTAGCTAGAAATTGAACCTTGCTGTTGAACATCCATTTTGGCAGGCTTTGAGCTTACAGAAGACTCTATCCACTGACCAGAAGAGTGCATAATCCTAGAAACTACAGTGACAAGCTCGTGCGTTCCTTGTATGAACTGCATTAATACAAGCCCTTGGCTTGAAAGTGCGTCTCTCGTTGATGATATTATGTTATCAAGAGACAAGAAACGGCTCTTAAAGAACGGATTCACTGCGTCTTTAGTAAGCTTTGTAAAGTTTAGTTGTGCTTTTGCTAAAGCAACTACGAGAGCACCTGTTTCTGTTGATGCTGTAACACCAGACGCTGTGACATAGTAAGCGCTGACGTCCTTGATCTCTTTATTCGTAACTTTGATATTTTTTTCTTTGTTTTCATTATCCATTACTCTTCCTCTATTTATTTTTGAAATATATTGATGATAGTATGAGACAACCCAGTGTTATCTCTATAGACTGCTTTGTATATACAGTTAGAAGTGCCATAGCTGAGAAAAATATCCCAGCGAAAAGCTCTAACGATCTTATCTGATCTTTATCCATAGCTCTATTTGTGTTGTGTTAAAGAACATGCGTGAGTATATACTAAAGTAGTTATTTATGCAAAGGGAAAAATGACTTTAATGTAAGATAATCTTGAACCCACTATGAATAAGTGGCTTATAAATTAATGTTTTTATATGCAATAAAATCTTTGCTTGTAATGTTTTATAGGTGTAGTGTCTATAGAGAAAAAGAGTAGAAGTTGAACGCTTCTACCCTTGAGATATAAAAGAGATAGGGGCATCGGAAATGCCCCCCAAAGATGAAACTTACAATAGATTCATCACCATCTTACAACAACTCTCTTTTATACACCAACACAAATCCGCCTTCATCACATAAAAGTAATCTTTATGTAGTTGAGGCAAAAATGTTTAAAGGAGTTATTATATGACACTTTGTTACTCACACAAGAAAGAAGACCCATTCGTAAGGTTCGATAAGAACATAGTAATGGATAGCAGACTTAGCTGGAAGGCTACGGGAATACTAGTTTACGCTTTTTCACGTCCGCCAAAATGGAAGTTCTATAAAGAAGAGATGATATCAAGGAAGACCGACGGCGAGGCGGCATTTGACTCAGGTCTAAAAGAGTTGGAGAGCCTTGGATATCTGTACAGAAAAATAAAGCAAGATAAAGAGACTGGTAGGCTAGATGGATGGGAGTGGCACTTCTTTGAAACACCTATCACAGAAGAACAATTCAAATTATTTCTCCTACAAGGTGGTTTTCACTCCGACGGTGAAATCCCCCCGAAGGTGAAACCCGACCCTACTAAGAAAGAAGAAGAGACTAAGAAAGAAAAGAAGGATATATCGCGCGAGGCTGAAGCCTGCGCTTCTCCCCCAAAGATTCTTTTCATGGATTTTGTACATCTCACCAAAGATGAACATGACAAGCTCGTAAAGAGCTACCATTCACAATATCAAGAATACATCGAGCGTCTCAACATCTACATCGGACAGACTGGCAAGAAATACAAGTCTCACTACTTCACAATTCTTTCCTGGATACGCAAAGACGGACAGAAGAAGCACGAAGATGAGGCAGAGCCAGAGATAAATCCAGAGACTTTAAAAATCATACGAGAGAACCAAAAAAGGAGAGAGAGGCATGTATAGTCCAATTTTTTATGACAAGAAACAAAGCCTAAAAGGAAACAGCAACGCCTACATTGCAATCGAAAGAAGCATATTTCCAGACATAGCCGTAGACTGCGGAGTGTCAGGAGATGACGAGTACATACGCTTTCTGTACAAGATTTTGGATGATGGACGTCATCTCTACAAGCAACGAAGCATAACGAACAAGAAAGACCAATCGTGGAACCTGCATACTCAGCAGTTACCAGATGATTTTGTAAGACCCTGCTTCAACCAGCGCAACTTCACAGACAAGTCGTATATAATAATCTTTGAAGGAGAGCTAGATGCTATCGCAGGATGTATGCTCGGATATCAAAACTCTGTATCGCTACCAAACGGAGCGAATCACTCGGCAGTGCAGCAAAACTTTAATTATTTTCAGCAGTTTGACGATATATATGTGTGTACCGACATGGATGAGCACGGTATAAAAACAGCTGATGGAATAATGAAATTATTCCCTGAGCGATACCGTCGCATCAAGCTACCATGTAAAGACCTAAACGACTTCATATCAAGTAGAATTGAAGATTATACAGTAGAGCATATCAGCAATGACTTTGGACTATTCTTCGACGATGCCGAGAAGGTATCTTGTGATTATTGCATCAGTATCGGAGACGTTGAGGACAAATACTTCGACACAATCGACATAGGAGCTCCGCTACAATGGAACGCTTTATCAAGCATTTTAGGAGGGATCAGACCTGGAGAGATAACAACAATCACAGGAGACACTGGGTGTGGTAAAAGCTCGTTTGTCTGCAATCTAATATACCAGATTTCAAGCTTCGGTGCCTCGTGGATAAACAGCTATGAGATGATATCAGGAATGACGATGAGGAAGATGGCTTCTTTGGTTTTACGAGACAATCTTAGGCTGAAAGAGTTTACGCTCGAGCAAAAGAGTGAGTTCAAGAAATGGGCAACATCAGCAAAATGCAAGATAAATCCAATGTATTCCTCTGTTGAGCTCGTAGATATCATCAAACAAATTGAAAAGACCTCAAGAGTGTTCGGTGTAAAATATATCGTTATTGACCACCTCGACTACGTATCAATTTCAGACACTGACATGTCGGATGACAAGCGAATAAAAGAGATTATGAGACAGCTGCATTCAGCAGCGTTGATTTACAAAGTCCATATTTTCTTAGTAGCACACGTCAAGCAAGGCTCATCCCATTCTGAAGAAATAACACCAAGCTCGATAAAGGGGTCATCATCAATCCGCCAATACAGCGATAACATCATCGTATTGAGCAGAATGAGCAGGAAAGACCAAGACGATAGGCGTGTGCGAGTAAGGGTCTGGAAAAATCGCCTTCTCGGAACAGAAGGCTCTACGTTTATGATGTTCGATGAAAATTATGGAGAATATTTCACGCTATGAGAGAATTAAAAGAAATACTTGACGATTATGAAGAAGAATATACATTTTTAGAGTGTCTCGATAAAAGAATCGAGCACTACCTAAAAATAAAAAAGTATCAGGATACTGGTGCAACAGCTAAAAAACCTTCACAAGATATCTGTAACGGTGCTATACTAGTTACAAGTAATCAACAACGCTGGAGGACAAATGGAAAATACTAAGCATAAGTGGGTAACAGGACATAGGTTTTTGCCTGAGCTAAACAGATCGTGTGGGCCTAAGACTATGGCGGTCATCGAAGAGATAGAGGAAGAGATAAATAATCTCCTTATCGAGCTAAACGAGCATAAGCTTGGTAACTTCTCATCTGGCCAGCGAGCTAGGGTACACTCACACTGTGTACTTACGCCGATTTTGAAAAAGTATCGCAAGGTCTCAGTGCAAGAGCATCTTGAGACGTCAGCAGAGAATAGAAGACGAAGAAAGCTAGGATTAATACACCCAAGGGAGACAGACGAACTATGAATGTAACGATTAAGAGACTACACGAGTTAGAAGGCGGAGCAACAAAAGCAATCGCAACAATATCACTAGACGATATAGGCCTCGTCATATCAGGGTGCCGTATAATCTCTGGTAAGAATGGTCTATTCGTCTCTATGCCACAGGAGAAGGAGCCGTACACAGATAGGCAAGGTGTAAAGAGATATGCATCTCATTGCTATTTTGCAGAGAAGGATAAGAGCTTTGCTTTCAATGCTTCAGTTCTCAAGGCTTACGAATCATGGGGACACTCTGTACACGACGATATAAAGCGTGACGTACAGCGTGATGATATCGTTGAAGGAACTCAAGTAAACTTCAAACGTGAAGATAATTTACCTTTCTAGGAGATAAAATGTGGATTTACTTTCAGGACTTGATCTTTTCAGTGGAATCGGAGGCATCTCGAAAGCACTCGAACCTTGGGTGCGACCAGTTGCCTATTGTGAGCAAGATAGATTCTGCCAAGGCGTACTACTGTCTAGAATGTCAACAGGTGACATTGATAAAGCTCCAATCTGGGACGACGTTACCACTCTCAAAGGAGACATGTTGCCAAAAATCGACATCATCTTCGGAGGATTTCCCTGTCAGGATATCAGTGTTGCAGGGCATGGCAAAGGCTTGGAAGGAGAGCGAAGCGGACTATTTTTCGAGATCATGCGCTTGGCCGAAGAAATCAAGCCCTCTTACATATTCCTTGAAAACGTCCCAGCTATCACTGGGAGAGGCGGGCTTCGAGTTGTTAGAGAAATTACCTCGTTGGGGTATGATTGTCGATGGGGTATGTTATCCGCTAAAGAAGTGGGAGCATTGCACAAAAGAGAGCGATGGTTTCTGTTGGGCTACTCCGAACACAATGGAACATCTACCGCCAAAAAGTTACGAGAGAAGCTTGACGAGAGGGAAGACAGACCCGAGACCACGGAAGAGACCAGGGAATCTGAGGGAACAGGTGGCATACGAACACATGATACCGACTCCGTCAGCCTCGGACTCGGCGAGAGGGCCAGGGAAGCATTACAATCCGAAGAGCAAGAGGCAGTCAGACAGGACGCTGGTGACGTATGCGATGAAGGCGAAGTTTCCGACACCGACAGCATCGGACTACAGGCGTCGTGGCCCGAACAGCAAGCAACAGGGACTATCGGAGGTTTGTCACAATCTTCCGACACCGAAGGCGAGAGACCATCAAGACAAAGGAACTCCTGCGGACATGAAGAGGCACAGTCCTTCCCTTGCTTCGATCTCGATACGGAACAGTGGCAAGAAGCTGTGTCCGAAATTTGTCGCACTTCTTCTAGGGTATCCGACTACGTGGCTAGAATTAAGTGCCTCGGCAACAGCGTGGTACCAATCTGTGTCAGGGAAGCGTTCGAAATGTTAAGTGGAGTTTAGAATAGCCGTATATCGCACAGAAACACACCTCTACGGCAATAGTAGGGTAGGGGTGGTATCTTTTTACGAATAAACAAAACAGAGGCTTAGAGAGGACGTATGGAAATAAAAGAAATAATAAATATGATATTCGTTTTTATTGCTATTGGAACAATTATATATATAGCACTATCTTTAATATCAAAATTTTACAATTTATTTGAGATTGTAAAGATGAATGAAAGATCAATTAAAAGTCTTGATGGATATTTGCAAGTTTTATGTAAAAGAATTGATGGTCTTAACGTTATCGTTGTAGAACACGCAAAAAGATTAAAAAAAGAAGATTAAAAATATGATTACAATACAAGACGTTGAAGAGGCTTTAAAATTTAATCGTTCTAATCAAACTTGGGACAGTCCAAGTCTAACTATAACGATAGCCGAGTATCTCATAGAGCGTGACAAGCCTGAGGAAGAGCCTGAGGAAGAGCTTTTGCCATGCCCCTTCTGCGAAGGAAAGGCTGTTTATGATTGTTGTGGTACTGAATATCGTTTAGGGTGCAATAGATGTTATGTTCGTCATGTATTTTGTAAAACAAAAGCCGAGGCGATAGCCGTTTGGAACAGGAGGGCTGACAAGTAAATACTTTAAAGGTAAAAAGACGATGATTGATAGATACAAGGATCACTATCGATACACAAAAGCTGAGTTGATAGCGCATATCGAAAAGCTTTATGAGGATAACGATAAGATGGAGATTAATGTAAATGATTGAGCAATTCTTCATATGGTTCTTCGGTGAGAATGTGGCAGAGCCCGCTGGTATTGTGTTGGTTATTCTTACTATATCAGTGTCATTTATGGTTCTTATAAAATACTTGATTAAGGCTGATTGGATAAAATGACATGCTACACGGCATATACCGATTCAAACAGAGATTAACTGATAAAGCATACAAAGATAAGACTATACGAAAGATTGTGAAGGGTGGTGTCACCTATGATCCTGATTGTTGCCTTGGTAATTATAAGATGAAGTTGAAACAGAGAAGGGGAGAGTATATTTATGAATAACGAAAGTAGTTTTAACGATGAGTGAAGAAGTAGAATTAGCACAATGCCCCTTCTGTGGCTCTACAAAGATACAGATATACGAAGAACAAGACATAGGTGAAGATATGATGTACGGTATTATGTGTCTCGGTTGCTGCGCTTCGAACGCAGCGAGATATGACAAGGAATTCGCTATACAATTTTGGAACACGAGGGCTGTCGATGAGTGAAGATATAAAAACAAAGCTACTAGAGTATATGGTAAATATAGAAGCTTTCGCTTGCGAGCAGTTGCCCGACGCTTTTCAGCAGTTTGTGAAATATAAGATTGTAGATCATTTATTTTATTCGTTGATGTGGCTTGTTGTTGTGTTAATCTTGGCTTTAGTGTCTAAGACTTTTCATAAAAGAGCAAAGAACTTTGTAGTAGAAGGTTATGCTAAAGGCGAGCATCTTTGGTTTGGCTGTATTCTTACGGGCATTCTTTCGCTTTCCTCTTTTATGGGCTTTATATATCAGATAAAACAGACAATACTCGTATATGTAGCGCCGAAGGCGTATCTTATAGAGATGCTGTTGGACAAGGGTAAATATTAATGAGCAAGGCGATGAGTGACTTTTCTCAATTTAAGACAGGCTATAGGATACTTATAATGCTACATCGTCACAAAGATGGAGGTAGTACGAGAGCGGACTATCATGCGTACAAGTACATCACTAAGAATCCTGTCACTCCGGTTTGACAAGTAAATACTTTAAAGGTTAATAGCATGATTAACTCAAGAGATAAAGGCGCAAGAGGTGAAAGAGAGTGGGCAGCATGGCTGAGAGATCACGGGCATGAAGCACATAGAGGGCAACAGTTCGCAGGTGGTACAGACTCGCCAGACGTAGTAACAGATATGCCCGACTATCACTGCGAAGTAAAGAGAGTACAAGCGCTGTCTATATACAAAGCTATGGAACAGGCAATAAGAGACGCAGGGGAAAGAATCCCCTACGTAGTTCATAGAAAGAACAACCACGAATGGCTTGTCATTATGAAGGCTGAAGATTGGATTAAGAGGATATCTTAGATTTAATATCTTCTACAATCATACGCTTTATGCGCTCCTCCATTTTAAGCAAAGACTTCTCACGCTCGTTAAGAGTATCACGCCATGTATTAAATTCAATATCACGTGCATGTAATGTTTTAATGAATCCTTGTAAATGATCTAATATCTCATCCTGTATCTTGTCAGCAGTTTTTTGCGATTTATATATTTTATAACTTATAAATATAAACCAAAATGGGGTTATTATTATTATTATAACGTTTATTGCGAGTTTACAGAATTCAATCATTTATTTCTCTCTCTATTGCTCTTTTATACATGTCTTTCATAATCTTTTGTAGCACCTTCTGTGCTTCTTTCTCGTCTTCGGTAAGCGTAATAATCATTCTACACAAAGCAAAAGCCATTGATGCAGCGACCCCGCTTAATGTTTTAAATAACTCTGTAATATTTTGTGTTTTATTAGAGCTTTCTATTAAAAGATTCTGCAAATCTTCGGTGAATTTAATTATGTTTCTGTCGATAGCATCTTCCATTTATATTTCCCCTATAGCGTAGGCGTTACGACCTCAACGTCGTAGCCCAGCGCCTTTATTGTTGTTATGTTATCACGGGATAGTGTCTTTCCACCTACAAGCTCTATGAAGAGCCTAGATGTATCGCATGCTGGGTATATGCATTCGTTACCGTATACGGTTTTTATCTCTACTTTTATTATCATATCTCTATTCCTGTTCTCTCATTTTAATATACTTCTTTTCAAGGCTAGGGTGTAAAATTATAGGAGTTCCTACAATAGCACCAGATACCTTTTCAACTATATAATCTATACTTGGATTTTTAACTGTGTTTAGAAGACACCACAGCTTTAAAAGCTCAGCGCGATGGCTCTCGAAAATGTTGCTAGGTTCTATCATCTCTATTTCTCCTTTGTTATGGTTTCGCTTATAACAACACAGCAATACTCAGACTTACGAGGGAGCTTTTCGTTTACGAATACTGTTAGTGTAGAGCCGTTTTTAATCTCAATTTTATGAAGACCAGCTTTATAACAATCATCTGTAATCATATCTGTAATTACATACGCATAGTCACCAATACGGCTATTCATAAGCTTTATAAGATTAATAAGTGTTTTATCTATCATCTCTCTACTCCTTGGTTGTTAATTAATCTTCTATTTTTTTCCAATCGTAGGTAGTGTCGTCACTATCGGGTGTAGTGTTATATAAATTATTTTCATCTATATATTCGATAAGCTTCTCTTTAGCATCTTGTAAGCTTGTAGCGTCCCATATCGTCACGTTGTATTCCTTTGTTAGTGTTATTGTTACATCGTAATCCATGTCTATTCTCCTTTGTTATTAGTGCTAGTTTCTCTACTATTCTTTAACTACATAGAAATTTTCAGCTTTTGAAGTATCGTAATCCATAATAGTATCTTTAATGAAATCTATGAATTTTGGGTCAATGTCTTCAAATTGATACGCATAAGCAAAGATTTCCTCCTCTTCGTCTCCCTGTTCATATTCTATAAATACAGTGGCACTTCCGCCGTTCTGTATACATTTATCATACAGTTCTTCAACTGTCATATCGCTATTTTCGAATATAACAGCTGAAAAATCATCGCCTGTTACGTGTAAAATCTTCATTTTTCTACTCCTTGTTGTTTGTTAAATCTTGCCAGCGCTTTTTAATAACGATAGGAAAAGATTTATTGTTCTATACATTAAATCTACACCGTTTTTTGCACACACAGCTTTTTGATAACCGAATCCTATATATTTTTCTATTGAATCGAAAAAAAGACGCTCTGCATTTCTTACATCACTTTTAGCAGTCAAATATGGACAACAGCCATTTTCAAGATATTGGAAGCCATTATTGAAAAACTTGTCGTTTGATAATGAAGCGCATTTTTCTACGTCCTCAGTTGAGCATAAATAAAGATGCTCCCAGTTAGATAGCTCTTTCTTATCTCTTGTCTTTATCGGCTTTAATTCCTCCAAGACCTCTTTATGTATCCTATCAGCATAAGTCTTTACATACTCTAATGATGATCTGCGCTTAAGAAGATATTTTGCGTTATTGATAACATCGTTATCGAATGTCGATTTTTTAAGCGTTTCTACTGTTATCGTCATCTTCTATTCTCCTCGTTGTTGTTTAAGCTCTGCAAGGTCTTCCTCTAAGTCATTTAAAAGAAAACTCTCTTGCTCTGTATTGAAAATGAACTCATCTTTTAAATCTTCTATAAAACTATTGCTAAACCGTTGGTAGTATAGTCGAGCTGTATTGAAAACTATTATGGATAATTCCCTATCGTTATAGTGTGTTAAATCTTGTCGCATCTTATTACCTCTATTTATATTGTTATTATAACCTTAACACATACACTGTGTTTAAGATATGCTGAGAGTATAGCATACACTTATACTTTATACCTAACGTTATTTATGCAAATATTACAAAAAAAGAATTGACAACATCATACACTATGAATAATCATGATGACATAACATGAGGAACTACAATATGGCAGCAGCTAAAGGTAATAAATATGCGTGTAAATATACTGAAAAACAAGTTAATGCTCTATGTGCTAAGCTGTTAAAATGGGCTTATACATCTGACGCTATTCATCTGTCAACATTCGCATATCAAGAGATTAAACATACAAAATCATATCTATATCAAATGGCCGAACACTATCCGCAAATGGCTAAGGCTCTAGCAGAAGCGAAGGAATTACTAGCACAGAAAATGGTAAACGCTTGCTATAACTCTAATGCTAAAGACTCTACAGTCAACCCTGTATTCGCAGAGAAGTATTTACCTATATACGATGTAGACTACGAGGCACAGCGTATTAAAATGAAGACTCTAGATGAGAGAGCGCAAGAGCAATCACAAGCTAATGCAATGAAAGCATGTAGTGATCTTATACAAGATGAGATAGCGAAGAAGTCATAGCTCGTAGGTATAAATCCCGCTTCTCGCGTGATTTAATAAAAGAAAGAGAAAAGAAAGTCTCTTTCTAACCGTTAAATAAAATAGTTGTCAACAAATAAAATAGAGGTTACATGAAAGTCATAGTTGAATACGATACAGACGAGAATAGGGGCGAGTACGATATATATCTTATAGCCGAGCATATGTACACTGCTATCGATAGACTATCGCAACTACTACGCACTGTCGAGAAGTACGATGGAGGCGGGGAGAGGCTAAAAGATTGCTACCATGAGGCTTTCTTCGAAGACCTGCATGATATCGTCTTAGAGAGCCGTATTGAGGATGTAATGTAGTTTAAAAATAGGGGCTGTGATGACTGAAGACGTAACACGCACGATAGCCAGACAGCTTGCAGACGTAGATTACAGGCGTACTCATCTATATCGTGCTAAAGACAAGTGGGGCAAGGTGCGCACTCTTATCCCCAATAATGCTCAACAGTTCCTGTTGGACAATGCCCATAATCGTAACATCATACCAAAGAGCCGACAGCGCGGTATCTCTACTGCTGTTCTTATATGGGTGCTACTAGACAATAGCTTGTTCAAGCCAAACACCAAGGCAGCAGTCATAGCGCACAGAGAGAGCGATGCGTTGAAGTTATTCGCCTCGAAGATACTATTCCCTTATGATCAGATACCCCAATGCTATAAAGATGCTGGTTTCGTCCCTACTGCTACCCGTCGAACTAGCAGTATCATTGAGTTTAGCAACGGTAGCATTATAAGCGCCGATACCATGGTACGAAGCGACACTTTACAGTACTTGCATGTAAGTGAGCTTGCCAAGATGTATGCTCAGTTCCCTAGCAAGGCAGAGGAGGTGATGACTGGTGCGCTTCCTGCTTCTGAGAAGGGGCAGGTATTCATTGAGAGTACGATGGAAGGCCGTTATGGCCCTATGTACGACATAAGCGAGAAGGCATACTCTATACACAACGAGGGGACGCCTCTTACTGAGAAGGACTTCAAGTTTTTTTTCTTCCCATGGTGGGGTTGCGATGAGTATGTATTGGATACAGAGGTAGCTATCGACCCAGACATGTCTAAGTACTTCGATGGCTTGCGTAACGAGTATGGTATCGAGCTTACAGAACCGCAGAAGTGGTGGTACATCAAAGAAAACGAAATACAAGATGACAAGATGAAGCAAGAGTATCCTGCAACGTATGAAGAGAGCACTGAGGTAGCTACTGAGAGCATGTTCTTTGGCAAGCAGATTGTTACAGCACGCAAAGAAGGCCGTATATCGTTTGTACCGTACGATAGTCACTCTTTGGTGTATGCGGCCATGGATATCGGCTTTAAGGATTCTACTGCTGTATGGACGTTCCAAATGATAGGTAATGAGCGGCATTTCTTGGACTACTTCGAACACGATGGCGAGCACCCTGTATATTATCACAACTGGCTTGCTTCTTTGCCCTACAAGATAGCTATCTTGGGCTTGCCTCACGATGCAGATGCTAAGATTCTTGGAAGACCAAAAACAATAGAACAGCAGTTTAGGGCCTTCGGCTATGATACGCACATTGTCCCCCGTGATGCTCACGAGATACTTACTGTTAACGAGGTTCGCAGTGCTTTCAATACTGTATGGATAGATAAGACGAAGTGTAAGCGTGGTATTTCGTGTATAGACAAGTTTCGTAAGGAGTGGGACGAGAAACACTCTTGTCATCGTAGTACTAGCGTACACGACGAATATTCCGATGGTGCAAAAGGCTTCATGTATGCTATACAGTTCGGTAACTGGCTAAGAGGGCATCAAAAGAACAAGATGTCGCTTGAGGAGTATCGTAAGTACAAGCACAAAAACAGAAGGATAGTATAATTATGAGACACGTTGAAAAAGCACTAGAATCAATGAAAGATAGCGGTAATGAACTTTGTAAGTATATCGAAATATTAAATCATGATAATGTAGCAGGTGTTGCGCCTGTTGTTCATTTCGCGATACAATCAGACCTAATTGGCGAGGTCGGCGTAAACGGTTGCCAAGCTAGGGATATGCTAGAGTATTTAATATATCTTTTTAGTTCATTAAATGAATGTCATCCATGTAGAGAAAACGCTATAACTATTACAAAGCTAGAAGAGGCTTTGCACTGGCAAGACGCTCGTACAAAGGACAGGGAAAGTCGTGGCGTAGAAGGGAGTAACATACTTTAGCATAAAGCACAAAAACAGAAGGATAGTGTGATGAATTTAGAGAAAGAGCTGCTAGCATTAGAGGTAAAGGAGCGAAAGGAATGCCTAGAGAAAGGTATTCTTCGTCAGCGTCTTATTGTAATAAACGATAGAGGTTTTGACATATCTACTAATAATGATATGTTTATGAGTACTATGGAGAGGATAGAGCGGTATAAGAAATACATTTTAAAGGACTACGGTGACCGTCTTATAGGCTTTGAGATAGTTCTTCCTTATACATTAGACTCGATGAACAGGCGTTCTATTGTATATATAACCCGCACTATAGGCGAGAAGTCTAGGGAGTTAATAGAGGCTGCCATTGAGGACCTAGAGAGACGTATTAAAGGCCCTCAAGTTGATATAATCAATTACGGTAATCTTACTGGTGTTTCCGAGGAGACCGCAAGAGAGGCTTTGGGCTTGGGAAGGTCAGAATGGACGTAAAAGAGTTAAAATCTTTACTCAAAGCCTTACCCGACGATGCTAAGATTAGTATTCTAAGTAACTCTTGTGTATATGGCATATACAATAATGAAAAACCTTACGAAGTATATTATGATGAAGAAATAAAAGCTTTAGTGTTCGAAATAGAAATAGGATAGTTATATGAAAACAATAGACGATATTACAAAGCAAGATGGCTCGACGCCTACACCTTATGAATTGGCGTTGATGAACGATAAAATAGCTAAGCGAGAGGGTTGGACGCCTATGTCAGAGGGTCTTCCTAAAGATGCATTGTATTTTAATTATCATGTTTTGTGTCCTGATTCTTTTAAGAGTTACAACGTTACCACAGCGATGTTTTCTGGCGGTCTTTTCTATAAAGATTTCTATGACCAGCATCAATGTATTAGCCTTCCAGTAGTGGTTGACTATTGGATGGAGATACCCAGAGTTCCCGAGATAAATGATTCTGATATAAAGTGGTTAATATAAAAATGCATAACGTACAATGGATAGATGTAGAATACCAGACGCCAGCGACATACACGTTCATGGTAACGGATAGCAAGACTGGCAAGAAGAATGAGAAGCTCAAAGATATGAAGTATGACCTTGTACCAGTGAAGTTTGCTAGTGGAGCAACGCAGCTAGGGTGGTATAACGGTGCAACATGGGACTTTGGCAAGAGAAAGTCCAAGAGCAGAGTAGTAGCGTGGAAACCGACAAAGCAGGATATATGATGGCTAAGCTAACAGAAAATCAGATATGGAAACTACAGCAGAAGATGGACCTTGCTATCGTAATAGATTCCTTTGAAGAAGACTATAGTCATCTTGAGCTTGAGGGGAACTTCTACAAGTGCCCTTCTTGCGGTAACTACAATAACACAACATGTTTCCTTATGAGCGAGCGAAAGATGTCGTTCATGGAGGCTATGGAGTATTTAAACGGTCTTTTCTATGTAGAAGATGATGACGAAGAGATAGTGACTATAGATGTATAATCTTTATTTGGAAGGTTGGCTGAGAGGCTTAAGGCGCATCATTGCTAATGATGAGTGTGTAAAAGCACCATAGGTTCGAATCCTATACTTTCCGTATTACTCATCATCAGGTAGCTCTTTAATCATTGCTTACTCTTGTTTTCACTAAGCATCTTATAAACACCAGTGTTTTTACAATCAGTAGTCATCAGCACCCTAGATCGTTCTTGTTCTCTTTTAGCCCTTACCTTCTCTTTAAGCTCTTCTAACAAAATCTTAATATCAACGCCACCGTCACTCTCAATAACGCAACCTGTGGGCTTGTATGTCAATCGTATGCCGTAATCATCAAGTCCTATGCCATAGCCTTTCTTGTGAATCTTGAAAGTGTCAACTTGCACGTCTTTTATATCGAAGTCACTCATAATTATCCTTCTTTTAAAATAACCGCCTGTCGGTTTTGTTCCGACAATTCCGACAGGTCTATCGGTGTTTATATCAAGTTATATAGTGTTATAGCAGATTCCCGCTATAACTTCATCGCCTTTTTTATAATGCTCTATTTAAAATATTTCCTTGATAGTGTATAACCTGTCAGTATCTTGATGATAGCTGTTGATATATGTCAGTAAGCTGTTATTTATCGCCATCTATCGACAGTCGTAGACAGAATGTCGACAGCTGTTTCCATAGTGTTGTGAACACTTCCACACTCTCTGAAGAAGAAGAGTATCTTATATATATAAGTTCTTTATCCTCGAATATTGTGGGAAACCTCGATATCTATTTATCTTCTTTAAAATATTTCCTTGTTATCAATTAAAATTTTAAGTTTAATGAAGCTAGTGCATAAATATGCGCCTTCGTTAAATGTGTAAACATAAACCCACTCGTAATGGGAAGTGAGAATAAATGGAAGAGTTCAATGACGTAGAGCCAGTCGTCGAGGCTAATGACGTAGCGGATGTCGTCTCCCCACCTGCTGATGAGCAAGTCACGGATAAAGAGTTTAACTTTAGAACGGTGCAAGCGGAACGCGATCGCTACCGAGAAGAGGTAGAACAACTTCGTGCTTCTAATCAGGAAAAAGAAACGCAAGCAAGTATTAACAGGGCTTTACAGCAACAAGCGCAACAGACTCAACAAACAGACAACACAGCATCTATTAATTTTAATGGAGCAGTTGACGAGGAGCAGTTAAACACGTTGCACGGTATTTATAGTTCTGAAGCGTCTAGGTTATCCAAGACCGCAGCAGATCAAGATCGCCGTATGGAAGAGCTGGAATTGAAGATGCTTGATAAAGATTATAATAAAACGATTAAAAAATACTTACCTAAGATATTACAAGACCACCCTGAACGGATGCGTAACTTAGAAGGTTCTAGGACACCGTTAAAGGACGCATACTACGAGGCTACTCATAGTATCGACTACATACTGGATAATCACGCACAGAAGACTAACAAGCAGGCTGAGAAGGCGTACGATAACGCTATGAAGCCTAAGACGCTTGGGACTACTGGTAGTGCACAGCCCAATGTTAATGGCGGTGTTGATATAAAATCACTTTCTGCTGAGGATTTTGCAGCAGTCAAGCATAAGTTAAGGACAACGGGTTCATTGTAGTGCTTAGGTATCACATATAGGAGTTTATATGTCTGGTATCGTAACACAAAATGATATCTTGCCAGCAGTAAGGGACGTTTATCAACGTACAATGATGGAAGAGTCAACGCAGACTCTCTGTTACCGCCTTTTCTCTGACAAAGATAGCATCGCTACAAATAACGGCGATGGAATGGAATGGTTTATTTATGACGACTATGAAGTTGTCACTACTGAACTTACCGATGGTGTCTATGGCCCTCCACGTATGCCTACAAGAAGGACTATCTCAGCCCGTCTTGGCGTATATGGTGACTATGGTAAATACACCAAGAAAATGGTTAACACTAACCTTGAAGCATTCACAAGCATTCAGGTCGATAAATTCGCACGTCAAGCGGCTCGTACGTTTGATCAGCTTATGCGTGATGTCCTTTGCGCTGGTGTTTCATATATCAACTGTACTAATGGCGTTGCAGGAACTCCTGGAACTCTTACAGAGATGACAGCGAAAGACTGTGCATACTTTGCTAAGACCCTACGTACAAACGAAGCGCAATACATAACACCTATGATCGGAGCATCTACGAAAGTTGGAACAGGAGCAGTATCACCTGCCTATTTCATGATCGTTCATACCGACCTACGTGACGATGTACGTGCTATGAAAGACTTCCGTGATGTTAAAGATTACGGTAACACCAAAACTCCATACTCTATGGAACTTGGTTCTGTTGACAACATTCGTATCCTTGAGACTCCTTATGCTAAGGTTTCTTCTGGCACATACGAAAACATTGTCATTGCTGACAACGCTTACGGAGAG